CCTGACATTCATCCGAGAACTATTGGAGACATATACCCCACTACTGTAATCTGTTGTATTTAATGTAACAGCATAAGCCGTTGTTGTATTGGCAGCAGTTTGATCTGTCGTGTCTTGAAAAGCCCCGTAGGGAGCCGCATCAGCCTCAGCAGCCGCAGATATAGGAACCAAGAAAATAAGGCTGTCGTAGCCTATACGCTCGTCGTAGAGGGTAGTTGTCGTGGCATTTCCAGTGGCTAGGGTAATGCGACCAGTATTATTGGTCTTCCCGTCCATAATCCCACGAACAACCTCAGAAACTGCTCGTTGATCTCCACCAGCTTGCGGTAATGTAATAAACTGAGTCATCGATTACCCTATTTACTTATCTATTACCCTGTTTAACAACGTCAAACTCCAAGCCAACCGCTGTTTCCCAACTAGATCCGCTAGGAGTCAGTCTTAACCGATGATATTCACCGTTAGACCGCAAGCTCACACGGTTTTCAGCGTCTGGAGCCACATCTGAGCCAAATTCCACAACCTCAGCAAGATTATCTCGGCTAGAAACAGCAATAGAGCCGCTACCATTGTCTACAATCGGTTTAGCCAGGATAACAGTAGAGCGACCAACGTCAATATCACCCGTTGTTATGATCGCAGTCTTGGGTTGACCAGAGAAGGTCACGATTTTGCGGCCTACAACACCAGCCAGAAGCAATTGACCACCAGCAAACACCCGAGAGTCTAGTGATATTTCAAGCTCATCAAGGTTTGAGTTGTAGTTATCTACCTGCTCAAGCGTAGCTGAAGGAGTCAATACATAAGAGATTGATTCAGCAGTAGTATCTGCATACGTCCATTTGCCCAAGTCAATAGAATACATCAGCATGTATTTACCGCCAAATGTATTATTAAACTTCCAAATCACCAATTTATTAACAGGATCAATGGTAGAACTCATGTTAGTTCTAATTTCGCTAGGAATAGCATTGTCAAAAAACCAGCGGTTTACTTTTTCAGTACCAATTGATTTAGCTGATTGACCATTGCACACATAAAAACCGTCATCAGCTAAAAAGTAAGTCATCTCCCCATATTGAGAGATTGAACCATTAGAAATACAGCCTAATGATCGAGAGATAGCATCAAATTGAAAGAAAAGCGGTGAACCGACATAGCTCATTCTATAAATGGCACGCTCAAGGAACACCAAACCGTATTCACCACCAGCAAGACCAGTAATATCACCACCATCAGGTATAAACTGACTATCTGCTTGTGTAGTAGAAGAAGGAGTCCAGTTGGTCTCATCATTAATATCAGACCAAAAAACCTTGTTTGTATCATTACCGTCATTAGCAGCAACAACAAAATCCCTGACAACAGTTACATAGCTTGCAGTAGGTGCAGCAGAAGCCAAGTCAGTGACATAAGTAGATGAGTTTAATGTCCATGATTGCAGCTTGTTACTACCATTAGCCATAATAATACTAGAGCCAAATTGCGTAACGTCCCAGCCTTCTACGGCTGAATAGCCTGCTGTCGTCAAAGGATCAAGACCAGCATCATTACTATCAAACTTATAAATCTGTGTCGTACTAGCAGCAAACAATGTACTTGCACCACCAAATTTACCAGCAAATGTAATAACTAAATCACTGCCAGCACTATCAGAATAGTCTGCTTCACTTTTAATCGGAGCATAGCCATTAGTGACTGCGTAACAGTTCTTAGCATCTGTAATCGCACCAGTAACACCCGGCTGATCTGGCAACCATTCACCAAAAATTATCTTTGTTGTAGCCATTATTCAACCTTATCAGCGGGTTCAGTGGTATTGCCTTCTGCAAGCCATGCTAGGTATTGCTGGTAGTCTGTGTTGGCGGGGTCGAAAGGAATGAAAGCACTATCAGAGATGCGAACTATTCCATTGTTAAATTTAGTTAATTTATACATTTACAACTCCGATGAAAATGTTGCACTACCAGCAGTACTATTAATTGATGAAACAGACCCCAAAATTGTCGCAACAGCAACCATAAGAAAACAAGAAGAGCTTGTACTATTAATGATTGCTCCAGATGTGTTCGTATTAGAAAAAGTTGGCATTACTCCAGTTGGAGCAGCTCTCATTGCTACTGAAAACGGAACTGTCGATGAAACACCTTGCCCGGCATTTTGATAACCTTGAATGCCAAAGTTGTTAATTGCTCCACCCATTGTCTGAAAATACCGCTGACAAAGACCCAGCTCAGTACCATACGAACGGTAATCAAACCCAGTTGCTACGCTGCCTTTTTCAAGCTGAACGCCTGTGATGTAGAAGGTTGCGCCGGATGTGCCTACTACGCTGACTGTGCCTGTAGCTGAGCGATAATCAGCAGATGCCCATGCTCCAGCTGTGCCACTATATGTGGAACCCGAGCCTAATGAAAAACATAATTCGATGCCTTTCCCATTGTCCGCAAGCCAAGTCCCGGTTGTGTCTCCGAGTACAGTAATCGTCTTATATTCAAACGTATTTGCCGAACTAACAGAGAATGTAAATGGGTAACTTCTATTTCTAGCTGAGTTCGAAAGAGAACCGCCGAATGTTCCAGTCAAGGAACTACGCACCCAAAAAGATAATGTTACTGCCTGTGCATCAGATGTTCCCCAATTTAAGTCGAAAGTATTAAAGCCTTCAATAACTTGCTCTAGTGTAAATAAATCACCCGATAAGACTGCATATGCAGAAAGTGAAGTTGTAAGCAGAGAGTTTTTAAAGTTAGCAGGCACAGTGGTATTTTGTCCTACTGAGTATTTACTTGCCTGTGAACATCTAGCTTTCCATCTATCTGTTATAAAGTTTCCATTGAGTGGAGTAACAGTAGCTCCATTATTCCGCTGGTCGATAACCATCGCACCGTTAATAATACGGTTCTTAAAACCTGATGCAGAACTTAAAACATTACCACCAGTAGTGATAGTTCCAGCAAAGGTAGCATTCTGCGAAGCATCAATAGTTACTGCTGTAGTATCACTAGCTCCAGACTTAATTGTAGTTATATTAGTAGTAGAGTCATATCCAATTGGTCTGACTAACTGAGAAAGATTTTTTGCCTTACCCATAATTTTTCCTTTATGCTTCTTCTAGCTCTAAAGTTGGAAGCAATCCAGCAATTGTTGCTGCTTCAATAAATTCTGCCTCATCTCCAAAGACATAAAAGAATGTAGTATGCCCTGCGTAGATTCGTCTAGGAGCATTAGGCTGCACTGAATACACTTCCCATCCATCTACAGGTTCTGGTGTGTTGACATGCCAGCCAGAAAGCTCTACAGGTTCCTGTCCATCTACTGTCACTGGTTCGTACATTATTCCGATGATGTCCATGATGTTTCCTTAACCTGTAATCGCTTGAAGTTCAGAGTTTGACAGACGGCGGGGGTAGTACGTAATGTTTTTAATTGTGCCGTTTGTAGGAAAAGAAGTGGTCGAGTAAACACTGCCAATAAACAAAGAAGTCACGGTCGGAACAACGCCATTCGTGTCGTCGGTTCCAATCGCTGCGTTTGTGGAGAAATTAAAGCTGTTAATGCGGTACGCGATAGCGCCTTTGCACGCAGTCGCCGTGAACGATTGAGCGAAAGATGCCTGAGTAGCAGCTGCGGCACGAACGTCCCCCGACAAACTCAAAGAATTTGACTTGTAAATGGCAATGTTTTCTGCGCTTGACCCGTTACCAATTGCAGCAACACCAGCAGAACCCGCTATGGCCGGAGCAACAAATGTAGCATTCGCATACAAAGTCCCCTCACTAGCGTTATACCAACTAGAAAAGTTTATCCCAGTCATGCTCGCAGCATCAGCACTACGTGTGGCCTGAGATGCAACCGTGGGGATGTAGCTGGTTGCGAATGCGCCTGCTTCTAGTTGAGCGCCCCAGATGTAGATGCCTGATGTACCGTCGCCGGTGTAAGCTGCGCCGCGAGCAGTCGTTGCTGAGGGTACCATTGATGCAACAAAATTAAAGTTATTTAAATCAGTTGGCGTAATTGAACAACGATACCATCCATTTCCAACATTTTGGATTGACGAAGTACACAATGCGCTAGTTGTTACCGTGCCAGTGGAAACATTAAAGTTCGCATAGGCGCTAGAATTCGTTGTGTAGAGCTGAAAAAATCGTGATCCTGGTCCTTGTTTAGCATAAATAGACAGTGTTTTTATTGAATCCGCAGACCCAACTAAATTTCCAGACGCATGTGAATTGTTTGCAGTATTTTCTGTAATTAAGTCGGCACTTACACTACATCAGGAGCAACTTTAGCGCGTACTATTGTTTTAGCATCTAGTAATTCAGGCTCATTAGTTAGTTTTAGCGCTGGCACTAAAGATGTATTTGTAACCTATCCATCAG